GAGGGCCTCGGCTACACCGGCGGTGACCCGTACTGGCTCTACTCGCAGAGCCGGTGCGGCACGGTCGGGCGCAGCCCGCAGGAGATCGCGGACGCCATCCGGCGCACCCTGGCCGGTGGCGAGCAGACCGCTGTGGAAGAGGTCGTCTGGACCGGCGGCGACTTCGCCACGGACCCGGCGCTCACCACGGCCACCGGAGTAACCACCGTGGTCCCCACGGCTCAAGGCTCGGGAGCGGCCCTGGCCGCCCTTGAGGGCGCCTTCTACGAGGCGTACGGGTACCAGGGCACCATCCACGTCCACACGTCCGCGTATGCCGCCCTGGCGGACTACGTGGACCGCCAGGGCGGGGCCGGGGTCCTGACCACGGAGCTCAACTCGAAGATGGCCTACGGCGCCGGGTACGGCATCGACGGCCCCCTCGGCGTGGCTCCGGACGCGGGCTTCGTGTGGGCGTTCATGACGCCCAACGTCACGGTGCTCCGCTCCGAGGTCATCGTCCCCGACGTACTCCAGACCCTGGACCGGCTGAGCAATCAGTACCGGGCCCTGGCCGAGCGCGTCTACCTGCACTACTGGTCTTGCGACGTGGTGTTCGCGGTCCAGATCCCGATCGCCGCGCCCCAGTCCACGCCCGCCCCGGCGGTGGCGTGATGGACCAGGATGAATGGGCAGTCGTCCCCATCGAGCGGGGCCAGGAGCGCGACACGCTCAGGGCGCTGCTCGACCTGGCGGACAGCCCGCTTGAAGTGGTGTTCGTGCCCGGCCGCATCGAGGCCCGGGTTCCGGACGCGCTGGCCGAGAAGTACCGCAAGAGCCTGAACCCCACGCGGCGCACCCGCACCAAGAAGGAGAACAGCGATGGCTAACCTCTGTGTCGGTCTCGCGCGCGGGCGTGCCATGCGCGTGACCCGGCTGGACGAGTGTGGAGTGCCCGTCGAGGGCGACGACTCGACCCTCGTGTCCGGCGGATTCGTCCAGGTCGTGACCACCCCCGTCTACCAGGACGCCGAAGAGATCCAGGTCGTCAACGCCAACGGCGACAACTGCATCGACGACCAGGCCGACCCGGCTCTGCGGTGGCTGACCACGGCGATCCAGCTGTGCCAGGTCAACCCGCTCCTGATCAACTTCCTCACCGGCGACCCGGTCGTCTCCGACGACGCGGCCCCAACCCCGAACACGGTCGGCTTCCGCATCGACACGGCGGTCACGGGCACCGCCAACTTCGCCCTGGAGGTGTGGTCCGGCGTCCCCGGCCAGACCTGTGGCGTCGGCACCGGCGAGCAGTTCGGGTACTGGCTCTACCCGTTCGTCGTCCAGGCACAGTGGGGTGAGTACACCGTGGGCAACGCCGGTCTCACCGTGGACATCACGGCGCGCACCAGCGGCGGATCCGGATGGGGTGTCGGCCCGTACGACATCCGCCGGGACGCGACGACCCCGGCGACCCTTGAGCCGCTCATCACCCCGATCAGCGCGACGCAGCACGTCAACTTCGAGCTGACGACTGCTCCGATCCCGCCGATCAGCTGCGAGCCCACCGCCCTGCCGGTCGCGTAGCTACTCTGGGAGCGGGCCCGCTCACATCCTGTGGACGGGCCCGCTCTGGAGGCGGTATGAACGTCAGCTGTCTGTGGCAGACCCTGGACGACTGGGTGACGCTCACGGCACAGGACCCGATCGTGTACGCCAAGGTGATCCAGAAGGGCGGGCACACGTACGCCCGCGTCTGCGACGACGGGACCATCTGGATCAATGAGATCCTGGTTCTGACCATCGTCGGCAATCTGCCGTAACCCGAGGGGACGGAATGCCTACTTGCGCTTGGACGGCTGACACCAGCTGCTGCCCGGGGTGGGACGACTTCACCACCGAGCAGCAGGCTACGGCCCTGGACTGGGCTACCGGGATCCTGGACGCGCTGACCGGCCGCCAGTTCGCGCAGTGCCCCGTCCTGGTGCGCCCGTGCGGCAAGCGCTGCGGGTGGTACGGCGGGTATCTGACCTTCCCCGTGCAGCCCGGCCTCGGCTCCGGCCTCGGGGCCCCGTGGATGGTCCCTTACATCGGCGCCGGTGGCGTCTGGCGCAACTGCGCCTGCGGTGGCCCGTGCTCCTGCCGGGCCACACACCAGGCGTACCTCGACGGGCCGGTCGCGGAGATCATCGAGGTGAAGGTGGACGGGGTCGTCCTGGACCCCGCCGCGTACCGCCTGGACTGGGGCGGCGGCCCCGTGCTAGTGCGCATCGACGGGCTCGGCTGGCCGGAGTGCCAGGACATGGACCTCTCCGACGACGAGCCGGACACCTGGTCGGTCCAGTACCGCCCGGGGGCCCCGCTCCCGCGCATCGGGGAGATCGCGGCCGGGGAGCTGGCCTGTGAGTTCGCCAAGGCGTGCGCCGGGGACAACGGCTGCGCCCTCCCGAGTCAGCTGATCTCCATGTCCCGCAACGGTATCGACGTCCAGATGGCCGACCCCAACACCATGTTGGAGAATGGCTTCACCGGACTGCCCAACGTGGACCTGTTCATCAAGGCCGTGAACCCCAACCATCTGTCCTCCCGGGCGCGCGTGCTGACGCCGGACCTGCCGACGAACCGGAGGATGACCCTGTGAGGCCCGCCGGAGAGTGCCCCTTCTGCGACATCAATACCGGCCGTGCTCCCGCCACGTTCGTGCACGAGTGGACCGACGCCATCGCGATCGTTCCACTCGACCCGGTAGTCGAGGGTCACACCTTGGTCATCCCGAAAACCCACGTGGCGGACTTCGCGGAGGATCCCGCCGTGTCCGCCGCCACGATGCTTCGGGCAGCCGATCTTGCCGACCGGCTACTCTCCGGCAGCATGAACCTGATCACCAGTAGGGGGCGTGAGGCGACACAGTCTGTGTTCCACCTGCACATCCATCTCGTGCCACGCTCCAAGAATGACGGGCTCGCACTGCCCTGGTACAGCGGGAGGACCGCACTGTGAGGCCGGTCGAGAGCGCTCAGATCCTGTTGGAGTGTCTGCGGGCTGAGCTGGCCACAGGCCCGTACCCCATCGCGGACGAACACATCTGCCTTCGCTTCGGCCAGGACGTCAACCCGTCCCTGGGGACCCTCACGGACGAGTGCTGCACGGGCCTCGCGTGGGCGCGCGTAGCGGGCGTGGACGGGCTGAACGACCCGGACAGCACCGGGGCGGGCATCTGTATCAACTCCCAGCGTCGCCTCACCCTGGAACTCGGCACCGCACGCTGCGTCCCGTACGGGACCACACAGCGCCCCACGTCCTGTGCGGACTGGACAGAGTCCGCCCTGAAGATGGACGCCGACCACGCGGCCATGGAGGCGGCCGTCTGCTGCTTCCGGGACACGGTCCAGGACATGCCGTGGCCGCCCGAGTCCATCGCGGTCACCACCTACCAGCCCTTCGGCCCGGACGGCAACTGCCTGCGCGGCACCCTCCAGCTGACCCTCGACTACTCCTGTGGATGTGGCTCATGACGACTGTGATCGCGCGTATCGCGCACGACGCGTACAAGCCCGGCGAGTCGTACGAGGTAGAGCCCGACCGGGCGCAGCGCCTCGCGCGCGCGAACCTGGTGTACCCGGTCCTGGTCGAGCTCCGCATCCCGGTCAGCACAGAGAAGAGGCCCCGACGTGGCACGCGTAAGGCTCGACAGGGCGGACCTGAATCGGACGATCAGAGGGGCGTCGCGCCGGGAGCTGGAGGCGACAGCCCGGCAGGTGGTGAACCGGGCGAAGGTTTTGGCGCCGGTGGATACGGGTCGGCTGAGAGCTAGCATCCGGATCGAGTCGCGCCGGAGCCTGTCGCTGCGCACCATCTACACCGTGGGCTCGGACGTCAGCTACGCCAAGATGGTGCACGACGGGACCCGGCCGCACCGCATCCCGCGCTCCGGACTGGCCGACCCGGTTCTCCGGTTCCGCATGGGCGGCCGGATCGTCTACGCCAGGTACGTCAACCACCCCGGCACCAGGGCCCGGCCCTTCCTCGACAAGGCGGTCCGGGAGATCGCTGGCGGGAAGGGCTACGACATCCGTGGCGCGTAAGCTGGGAGACATGGACACAGAAGCAGCAGCAACCCCGCGCAAGCCCAAGACCCTCCTTAAGATCCCGTTCTCGGGGGTCACCCTCCAGGCGACCCCGTTCGAGGCCCGGCACGCGACCGGCCTGGCCATGTCCAAGCACATCAAGAGCGAGATGGGGAAGCTGAACGCCTTCCTGTTCCTGCTCTCCCAGCTGCTCACCGAGGACAGCTACCAGGCCGCGTACGAAGCCGTGGTCGGCCGCGACGGGGAGGCGACCCCGAAGGCGGTCCTGTCGCTCCTCACGGACATCGTCCAGGCGACGAACGCGTACAACAAGGCGCAGGACCCCGACCAGGCGGAGCCCGCTTCCGGTGAGTGACCAGAGCCCATACACCCGAGCGCCCCTCACCATCACGGTGGGGGGTTACTTGGACGTCACGGTGCCCCCGGCGTGGGCCGCTGAGTGGATCGAGTGCGTTCTCTCCGACCTCGGGACCTCGGCGCTCCTGGTGGGGCTCACGGACGACAGCACCGGCGAGACCATCACCGAGCTGCTCATGGACGGGACACTGCCCGTGGCGTCCGTACAGCAGGGGTCCTACGACCTCCTGGCCGCCGCCGCCCCGTACAAGTGGTGGAAGACGGCCCGCCTGCTGGCGCTGTCCGCCCGCGACGACATCGCCGGGCACCTCACCCTGGCCGGTCTCGACCCCTGGCGCCTGACCGTGGCCCAGTGGACAGCAGCTGTGTACGCCCTGTGCACAAAGGGTGCGGACGCCAAGGCGCAGTTCAAGTTCGATGCCCCGCTGGACGCCCCGCCTCCCGGCGTGGTGGACGATGCGTGGATGAGCGAGGACGACTTCGCAGCCATGGTGACGCAGGCCCGGAACATGCCCGGACAGAAGTAGGAGGTGGACAGTGCCAGGCTCAGAAGCTGAGATCGACCTGATCGTCAACGCGTCGAACACCCTGCCCCAGATCACACGTGACCTGGACCGCATCGTGCGGGTCGCGGAGGACGGCGCGGATGACATCGACCTGGACGTGGCGCTGTCCACACAGGCGGCCTTGCGCGGCCTGGCCGCCGACCTGGACCGGGTGGTGGCGACAGTCGGTGACAACGCCGACGACATCGACATCGATGCGGTGCTGGACCAGACGCGCACCGTGTCGCGCCTGCAAGAGGACCTTGCCAACGTCATCGCGCGCGCGCAGGCAGGCGCGGCACAGGATCCGGTCCGGCTGAACGCAGTCCTCAACGGCAGCAACTCTCTGGTGCAGGTGCGCCGGGAGCTGGACCTGGTGGTGGCGGACGCTCAGCGCGCCGCCGACGACATCGACATCGACGTGGACATCGACTCCGACGACGCGGAGCGCCGCCTTCGGCGCCTGATCCCGGACGTCGGCGCGCTGGGCCGTGGGGCACGGGGCACTGCCGGTGCGCTGGGCAGCCTCGGCCTCGGCATCGCGGGCGCGGGAGCTGCTGCCGGAACGGCGGTGCCACTGATCGCCGGTCTCGTGACGTCGATCGAGAGCATCCTCCCGGCCGCCGCGCTGGCCACCCAGGGCATGCTCGCCATGAAGCTGGTCACCGGCACGCTCAAGCTGGGACTCATGGGCGTCGAGGACGCGATCGAGACCGCGTTCGACCCCGAGGCCACGCCCGAAGAGCTGGCCAAGTCCATGGAGAAGCTGGCCCCGGAAGCCCGGAAGTTCGTCAAGGAACTGTCCGGCATGAAGAAGGAGTTCAAAGAGCTCCAGCTGGACGTCCAGAACCGCCTCTTCAAGGACTTCGACGGGGCACTGAAGACGCTGTCGCGGTCCGCGCTGCCCCAGGTGGAAGCGGCCCTGGACAGCACGGCCGACTCCCTGAACAAGATGGCGCTGGGAGCAGTCGACGCGGCGGCCGACCTGGCATCCGACGGCACCCTCGGCAAGGCCCTGGACGGGGCCACTAAGGGGATCCAGAACCTGTCGAAGGCGCCGGGCCAGGCGACGACCGCGTTCGGCCAGCTGGCGGCAGCTGCTGCGCCCGCGTTCGACCGGGTGACGCAGGCTGTGGCGAACGCGGCCACGGAGATCAGCGGCAAGCTCGACAAGGCGTTCGAGTCGGGCGCGCTGGAGGACGCGATCAACTCCGCGATCGACGTGATCGTGCAGCTGGGCCGCATCGCCGGGAACGTGTTCGGCATCCTCGGCAACCTGATGCAGGGCGCCGGGGAGCAGGGAGACGGGCTCTTCGGGACGCTGGAGAAGATCACACAGGCGCTGGAGGACGCGACCGGGACCGAAGAGTTCCAGACCGCCATTGGTGAGCTGGTCAAGACGATGGGCGTGCTGGCCACCACGGCCGCCCCCTTGTTCACACAGGCGCTCAAGACCATCGGTGAAGTGGTCACGATCCTCGCGCCGGTCGCGCGCGAGCTGATCGAGGTTCTGGGGACGCAGCTGTCCGAGATCCTCAAGGCCGCGCACGAGCCGCTCACCGCGCTGGCCGAAGCCTTCGGGCTGGCCGTGATCGCGGTGACCCCGTTCATCACCCTGGCCGGTGAGCTGATCACCGCGATCCTGCCGAGCCTGACCCCGCTTTTCGAGACCTTCGGCAAGATCATCGAAGAGATGACGCCGTTCCTGGCGCAGCTGGCCGAGAACATCGGCTCTCAGCTGCTGCCGATTCTGGAGCGGCTGCCCGAGGTGCTGGAGATCCTGCTCCCGCCGTTCGTCGAACTGGCGGAGGAGATCTTCCCGCTCCTGGTCGATCTCCTGATCGAGCTCCAGCCGAGCCTTGAAAAGCTGGCCGAGTCGTTCGGTGCGCTGCTGGTGGAACTGGCGCCCCTGGTCGCGGAGATCCTGGAACTGGTCGTGGCCATCGCCGAGGAACTGATCCCGATCGTCGGCCCGATTCTCATCAAGTTGATCGAGGGGTTCGCGGACATCCTCTCCTTCCTGGCCGACATCATCGGGGGTGTTGTCATCCCGGCCGTCCGGTCCATCGTCCAGTTCCTCCAGGGCGACTTCACCGGCGCGGTAGCTTCCGCCGGTGAGGCATCGGAAGGCTTCAAGCGGATCGTGGCGCAGGCGTTCACCGCCATGGTCAACGAGGTGCGCACCCAGATGACCAACTTCGTGAACGCCGTGATCCGCAAGGCGGCCGAGGGCGGCGACGGTCTGGTGCGCGGGATCTCCCAAGGCATCGGGAAGGCCATCCGCGCGGTCCGCGATCTGCCCGGCGCGATCCTCTCCGCACTGGGCGGCCTGAACAACCTCCTGTTCAGCGCGGGTGCAGCCGTGATCAATGGCTTCCTGCGCGGCATCAGCAGCAAGATCGGTGAGGTGCGGTCCAAGCTGAACGAGCTGACCGGCCTGATCCCGGACTGGAAGGGCCCGTCCGAGAGGGACGCCAAGCTGCTCTACAAGAACGGACAGCTGATCATCGGGGGGCTGATCCAGGGGTTCGACTCGAAGGCACCCGACGTCAGGGCCAACCTGGGTGACCTGACCCGCGCCATCCCGGACTCGGCAGGGTTCCGCAACACCGGCAGCATGGTGGCCCCGGCGGTCTATGTCACCATTGGCAATGAAGCGGTCGACCAGTACGTGACCACGCGGGTGCAGCAGGCTAACGACACCCGCGCGCGCGTGGCAGCACAGGGAGTGAGGCGCTAATGGCCGACCCGGAAAGCCCAGTATTCGCCTTCACGGTCACGGCCGTGTCGTCGACGTCGTTCGACGGGTTCCGCATGGTGGGCTCCCCCACGGCGGACCGGACGCAAGTCCTGTTCGACGGCCCCGTCCTCGGTACCCCGGGGGCCATGATCTGGTGGGACGTGACCGCCCCGCTGGGGGTGGACCTGTACTACGAGTTCATCAGCAACCTGGGGTCCACCACGGGGATCCTCGGGCCGATCGTGTTCGATGCCGGGCGCACCTGGCTCACCGATCCGGTCCGGCCGTGGGCAGACATCGGCATGGACACCTGCCCGCCGGGCGACGGGAACCACCGGCCCGAGTGCGTGACGCCGGACCCCGTGTTCGTGTGGGGCGGTTTCACCAACAGCCTCACCATGCCGGTGGACGCCGGTCTGTTCGACGTCCTGAACGCGGAGCACCCGGCGGACGTGTTCGCCCGGCGCAAGTACGCGGACGGGTCCTTCCGGTTCTTCACCCGCACCCTCGAAGCGATCGACCTGGTGTACGACCTGTTCACCGCAGGCGGCCCGCTCATGCTGCGCACCCCCGCTATCTACGGGTGGCACGACCAGTTCATTCAGCCCGGCACCCCGGCCATGACGTTCGTGACCGCCGACCAGCGCCACCCGATCCGGCAGTGGGACGTGCCGTTCACGGTCGTCGACCGCCCGATCGGTCCGATCCAGGGCACGGACTGCAACAACTGGTGTGAGGTGGAGGAGGCGTTCACGACGTTCGCCGACCTGACGGCCTACCCCGGAACGTGGGGGGACCTGATGCAGGGCGAGGTTCTGTGCCCGGTCACTCCTCCGGAGCTGGACGGTTTCGGTATGGGCGGGTTCGGAGACGGACCATTCGGCGACGGAGGATAGATCATGACGTACACCAACATCGTTATCGGCAGCCTCGCATGGGGCACCCCGGTCAACGCAGCGTTCACGTCCCAGGACGCGAGGATCACGGAGCTCGAACAGGCCGGTGGATCGTCGCCCGCAGCACTGGGGTTCCTGGCCACGAACTACGACCCCGCCGTGGCCACGTCGTCCACGGTGCTGGTCTCCGGCACGGTCTACATGCAGCGCCTCGACCTCCCGGCCGCCGCGACCGTCAGCCTCGGGATCTTCAACGCGTTCCTTGCAGGATCCGGTCTGACGGCCGCGCAGAACTGGGTCGGGCTCTACACCTCGACAGGCACGCGCGTTGCCCTGTCGGCCGACCAGACCACGGCGTTCGCCTCTGTCGGCCACAAGGAGGTCGCCTTCACCGCGCCGTACGCGGCAGCGGCCGGGACCTACTACCTGGCGGTGCTGTCCAACGGCACCACACCCCCGTCCCTGCTGCGCGGTGCGTCCTCCGGCGCGGTGTCCACCACCATCAACCGGAACCTCACGGTCTCCGACGCACGGTGGACTACCGGCCCCACGGCACAGACCACGCTCCCGGCCTCCATCACAATGGCGTCGCGCACCCTCTCCGGCATCGCGCACTGGTCGGCGGTGGCGTAGTGCTCACAGCCCCGGCCGCGTACGAACCCGCGCTTCACGGACCGCACCGGCGGTTCTCCCGGATCACGGCCACGGACATTGACGGGGTGGTGCTGCAACAGGACGTCCCGATCCTGTCCGGCTCGGTGAGCGCGAACCTGACGGACCGGGTGACCAGGACGGCCCGGTTCTCCCTGGCGCCCGAGTGGTTCCCTGAGACGCCCGAGGACCCGTTCTCCCCGTACCTCTCCGTCGTCCGCATCGAGTCGGGGATCCGGCTCGGTGACGGGACCCCGATCGTGTTCCCCGTCTTCACCGGCCGGGTGTACGAAGCAGCTCTCACCGAGGACGGCCAGGCCGTGTTCCGCGCGGACGACCTGGCCGCCGACGTGGTGGCCGCCAGGTTCGAGCAGCCGGTGTCCAGCAGCCGATCCCTCCAGGCGACTCAGGTGACGGAGATCGAGCGGCTCATCCTGGACGCCGTACCGCAGGCCACGTTCGGGACGCACGACGCGGTCGGCGGGCGTGTCCCGCAGCTGGTGTGGGATGAAGACAGGGGCAAGGCCCTGGACGACCTGGCCGAGTCGATGGGGTCGCGCTGGTACGCACAGGGCGACGGGTCGTTCGTGGTCCGGCGGTTCGTCTACGAGCCGTCCACGCCAGTGCAGACGTTCGCGGACGGGCCGACCGGCCTGATGTCCTCCGCGAGGATCATCCGCACCAGGGACGGATCCGCCAACTCCGTGGTGGTGGTCTCGGAGCGGCTGGACGGGAGCGAGCCCGTGCGCGTCGTCGCCCGTGACACC